ATGGCTCTTAATACAGTAAGTTCAGATAGGCTATCTACAAACGTAAAGAATACAAACTTTACAGCAGCTGAGAAACAAGATTTAACAGATGACATTAAACCTTTACTAGGTTCTTCTGGTGGTGGTAATAAAAATTTAGTGACTAACGGAGCGATGAGAATTTCGCAAAGAGGAACAAGTTTTTCTACTGTTTCTAACAATGAAACTACTATAGATCAATTTGCATTAACACATCCTTATGGCTCTTCACAAATGTCCATTAGTCAATCGACTACTGCTCCTGATGGTTTTTCTAACAGTTATAAATTAGATGTAAATAGTGCTGATACAAGTATTGGTGCTGGTCAATATGTTGCAATTAGACATAGAATAGAAGCACAGAATTTACAACAATTAGCTTTTGGAACAAGTGGTGCTAAATCTATAGCACTTAGTTTTTATGTAAGATCTAATGTTACTGGCACTTATGCTGTAAATATACAACAAACAGATAATAGTAAAAAACAAGTTAGTGCAACTTACACAATTAATAGTGCAGACACTTGGGAAAGAAAAACATTTACTTTTGCAGGCGATACAAGTGGTGTGATAAACAACGATACTGGTGACGGTTTCGAAATGCTTTGGTACTTAGCAGCTGGTAGTAATCGCAACTCTGGAACAGCGAGATCAACTTTTACTGCTCATAATTTAGCGGATGAAGCAGCTGGTCATACAGCTAATATATTAAGTTCAACTTCAAACAATTTTCATCTCACGGGAGTTCAATTGGAAGTAAGTAGTGTGGTGACTGACTTCGAACACATCCCAATTTCATTAGAAGAAAGACTTTGTCAACGATATTTCTTCAGACAAACTGCAGAACATCAATATATGAGATATGCCTGTCATGGTCAAACCCCTAGTGCTAATGGAGCACAGTATGTATATCAATTACCCGTAAGAATGAGAGCAGCACCAACTATAGGCTATAGTGCATTAACTGATTTTTATATGTATGCAGGTAATTTACAAGCCAAAACACCAACTTCTCTTGCTATAGATGCTGGCTCTACTATTAGTCCTATGTTTAGTGGTGCAAAAAGTAGTACATTTACAGGAGGTCAAATGGCACATTTAACAGCACCTAATGCTCAACAAGGCCACTTAGAATTTTCCGCAGAACTTTAATTATGGCATATCCAACAGACCCAATTTATAAACTTTATAAAAGTATAGTTAGTGGTGAAATAACTTCTGTTTTTGTAACTAAAAATGGAAAAGAATATTCTATCCCAGTAGATGAAGCAAACACCGACTATCAAGAGTACCTTGAGTGGGCTAAGACAAACACAGCCGAAGCTGCTGATGGTTTAACATGGGATGATATTAGAGGTAAAAGAGATTCAATATTAAAAGATACAGATTGGACAATGACAACTGGGGCTACTGTTGATCAGGCTCAGTGGGCTGCATATAGACAAGTCATAAGAGATATTCCTCAAACTTATAAAGATAAAACTCCTGATGATGTTGTCTGGCCAACACAA